TTTTTACCTAACCATCGCAAAGGTTAGTAATTAGCCCACCCAATGGAAAATCGTTGGGTGAAACTTCAAAGGACACACACAGGTTAGGTGCCTTCCCTGGGTCCAAGGTTTCACAAGCCGCTTTCGTTACATGGATGATTATTGGCAACTGTAAAGACGCCAGAACACCATTTTTCCGGCTGTTAGATCCACATCAGGGACCTAGAAAACCACACGAGGGTAGATAACCCAGTTGGTATTGGTCGAATTGTGGAATGCCCGATTATGGTGAACTTAGTTGGTTCGCCTCATAGTCTGTGGGTACTTGTGAAATGCTGGTGTTGTGTCTCTGTGTCGGCCAGAGTGGAGTAGGTATCGGGTGGCACCGTGTCTGAAACAGTCTGTATCCGATCGTCCCGCCTCGGTTTGCATGAGACCTGTATTACAGGAAGTAGTGCAATGTGTTGTGGGGCTCCTCTTGCAGGAGGATGGTCCAGAGACAAACAGTGTGTTAGCTAGAGGTTTATGCACGTAATTAACGCGTTAAAGAGCCAAAAAGAATAGTATGTCTAGCTCGGGGCATATACGATTAAAGAGCACTTCATTTATAAAAAAATTTTTTCTCATATTTCTATAAATCAAGGCAGGCCATTATCACCCGTTTTCTCATCTGCAAATGAGATAAACCACAACTATAATTCATCAAGTGAAGATGAAAAGTTAGAGGACCCATTATTAGCTTGGAATACAGTATCAACTAAAAAGAAGGAGAGAGTATCTAGTGACAATGCCATAGTCAAGATGTTCAAGGACGCTTCTAGTGCAGTTGGTAAAGGTATCAAGAAAGTATGGAAAGCCAAACAAAAACAGGGCAACTCAGCCACTTCTAAGAAAGATAAGTTCAAGAAACATAACATGACCATTGCAGAGCAGAACAAAGGCATGGCAGATCTAGGACTTAAACTTACATATGCAACAGAGTCTCTAGGTGAATCAACGTACTTAGATGAACTAGAACACATGACTGATAGCAAGTGGGATCCATTAAAGAATAGGATCAAAACCCAGATCAAACTGCGCAAACCAATGTTTGACGGGGATACACAAACAATAGCTGATCATTATGCACTGAGAATAATGAAAGGCAAGCAGGTGGAACCATCCGCGCCACCGGCAGAGAAAGAGGAAATTAAGGCGGAAGTACCTCCAGACAATGAAGGCGATGACAGTGATGATGATGAATCTGACGATGAAGACGAGAAAGGCATAGATAAGACCATTTTATCTAAAAATCCATTCAAGATCAGTGAAGTCAAGCCTGTTGAGAAGGAAGGCAAGAAAGGCTATCTAATAGACGCTTTTGATTCAAGACAAATTAAGGTGCAAATGAAAACTTACAAATTTCCCTTATTGGAGTTCAAAGGAATCTGGAATAGCACTGCTTTGGGATCGGGGCCGCTACCATTCGCTAAGCATTTTGGTATGCACATCAGATCTGGGGATTATGTCGAATTTGATTTACCTTCCACATTGGTTGATGAATTAATGACACATTGGGTAGGACACAGTCGTGACTCCGATTTTGGGCACTACATGGTTTCCGTAATCAGGTGCAGATATTTGTTACGCTTCGTGAAAAACATGACAGCATCACAAATCATGACAGCAGTACAATACGGACCTGCTTTAGCTTATTGCTTATCTTGGAGGAGAGACCAAAATGTAAGCCGCGTTGTCAAACGTGCTTTTTGGAGCAGGAAGCAAATAGTTGCTCTGTCCATGTTAACTACAGCTTTGTCCGCTGCAACTATATGCTTATCCAGTTTGTTCCTAAGTGCGGTGCTAGCTCCACTAGGCATAATAGGATTGCTAGGTTCAGCTTATTTGATGTTCATAAAAGGTAAGAGTGCTGCTAGACCTGATCATATAACTAAATTGCAATCAGCGGGTCCAGTTTTTGAGGAAAAACCTGTTCGCAAGGACTTGCTTGATGTAATGAAAAGGGTTATGCCGAGGTATGATAAGCCTTCTGAGAAAACTAAAATAGACTTACATTTGGTTGGAATTGCTTGCAAAAGTCATATACCTACTACTTACAAGAGCACACCTGGAAATGAACAGGAATGTTTGGAGAAGCGTGTATTTGTTGAACAGTTTGTGCCAGAAGCTGATATAGAGAAGGAGATCTTGACTTTTATCGACTCAAACATGCAACTGCTATGTGGTCCCAGGCTTCGGGTTAAGTCTTTACCAATACCGATTTGGATAAACAACTGTGGTGCAAGTCCTGAAGTTAAAGCCAAATATAGAATGGCATATGAGCAATTACAAGCAGAGGGTATAACTCAAAACTCACATCTATCTAATTCTCAGATTAAGGATTACTGTAAGGTATCCATGTTCATTAAGGAGGAAACTTTGAACGGTTCCGGATTGTTGGGAGAAACAACTAAGGCTCCTCGCGCAATACAACCATCTAGTCCAAAGTTTATGATTCTAGTTGGGCCATGGGTAGCTGCTGTGCAGGCGCATCTCAAGACACAATGGTCTTGCAAAAATTCTCATAGTGTGTGGTCGGCTGGCGAGAGTGTTACAGAGTGCGCAAAACATGTTGAACCTAGACCTGGATATAAGGGGTATTCTAAGGATTTCGGTAAATTTGACGCTCGACAACAAAAGGTACACCATGATATGGAGACTAAATTGTTGGATTGGTTTGATGCACCTATGGCTGTTCGGCAGTTGCATGCAGGGACGAAGAGGTGCGTTGGACTAACCACACGTGGTTGGAAATATGTAGTAGAGTATCAAAGGAAGTCTGGGCATCCATGGACTAGTTTGTTTAATACTTGGCTTAATAAAGTAATGTCAGCATTTTGTTGGTGTAAGTCATTGGGCAAAACTTATTTGGACATCATGACACTGTATGATGAGCTGTGCAACGGTGATGATGGTATTGGTCAATGTCCAATAGATTGGCCAACTTCTGAGTATGCAGTTTTACATAAAAAACTTGGGATGGACCTAGAAATCGAATGCTCCATGATAATGTCTGACCTAACCTACTGTAGTATGCGGTGGACGGAAAGCAAGGAAGGGCCTACTTTTTATCCTTTAATTGGTAAAGTGTTGACTAAAATAGCTTGGACTTTGAAAGAAAATGATGCCACTTTGGAGCACATGAAGGGCGTACTGTTGTCTATGTGGAATTCCTTCCAGGTTTGCCCACCTCTAGAAGCATATGCTCGGATTTGCTTGGCCAAGTTAGGTCATATCCAGGCTGTTGAAGTCAAAGGTGAACAACACAAGATGGCTTGTCATAAACCTTGCACTGCATCAGATGAAACCTGGTTTAATCTTGAGAGAATCTATGGTTGGACCCACGATTGTCAGAAGCGATTTGAGAAATTCTTAGAGTCAGCCACGATACCTAGTTTATCAGATAATGCTGAGTTTGAGTTGTTGTGTGATCATGATTGTATGGTTGGAAGTGAATTTACGCCGTACAATGCAACGCCTTTTTTCTACGCAAATACTGGTGACTTGGATGCAGCTGCCAAGGCGCATAACAAGCTAATGCATGCAAAAAATGGAAATTTAGATGCACTTAGAAATTTTCACGCACATGTTTATGCACTGGTGGGCATTAAGTTTGCGAGTACTCAGGAGTCAGAAATAGAGGAAGCCGAGCAACTTGCTGCTTTATCAAGAAGCATGAATATGCAAGTTTTGGCTGCATCTGCTGAAACCGCCAAAGGTATTTTACAGCGTTACGAAGGAATGGTAAATGATATAGCAGCATCACATTTACCCAACTCTAGTCCAGTTCCAAAGAAGTTGCCTACTCCACAGGTACATAATGGTTATCTCACATTATCTGATAGGTACAGATTGTATGATGGAGATTCCCAGTATAGGTTCAACATACTTGGCGACGACAACACATTTGGAATAACTAGTCCTTCTGTGTCACCATGTCAAATATCTTCTTCTGATGGTTTTAACATTGATGTGCTTATAGCAGACAACACCTATGTAATAAGTGCAATGGACCTGGCATTAGATTGGGCTGGGCAACCTTGGCTAGGACTTACTGTTTATCTAAACACACTATCTGGTAATAGTGCAACATTATCGAGTAGGCGTAATGCAGAGATGCATGCTCTGAATGGCAATATAGATAAAGAGGAAGTGATAGATATTTGGTTATTATGGTACATAAATGATCTAGCCTTCTTGGAAGCTGAGTATCAAAATACAAATTGGTTGCATAGAATGTGGAATAAGCTAATGCATAGTATTAACGGCAATATGGAAATTGCTTTTGGCGATGAGATGAAGAAAGTGCGTAAAAGCCGAAAACAATCAAGCATGGCGAAACTACTTGCTTTGGGTAGGCGTTTCGGTGCAACGAAACAGGGCATGCAGTGGTTGGTTATGGCAATAGACCCATTCCATGATGAGGAGGAACAATATGCTGGATTACCGGATGGTAATGCTGTTAACGTCACGTTACAGACTATTAACCAATCTGCAGTTATAGCGGCACCTTCGTCTGGTACTTGGGACGTTTCAATCGTGGCTTTTCCACAACTAGGACCATTAACAGCTACACCACAAAAATTCTATCAAGCCACACAAAATTCTATAAATGGTAATGCTGGAGACGGCATTCTAGGCGTTACTGGGAATGTAGCTGGTGGTTGCTTTGGTATTAATTGGATTGCTACTTCCAATCCAAATTCAAATATCTCTTGGGTCATGCCGGCTAACACTGGTATTTACCCTTCTGCAACTCCTGTCGATATACCCGCTAGTTTTGTCAAATCACCAATGCGTGTTATAGCAGCTGGATACGAAATCTATAATACTACGGCAGAAATATACCAACAGGGCAACATGACAAATTATAGATTGGGAAGTCCAGACATTCGAGCAGCTACATCTACTTTGTGCATAGTTTCTAACTCATTTGGTTATATGAGCGTAGCTTTAGCTCCTGCTCCGCCAAACAACCAGGCAACGGCAATGCAGTTGGCTACAAGCAGAGCATGGAAGGCTAAAGAAGGTGTATACATGCCATTGGTCCTAACAGATGCAGGTTCCATGCCTACAACATCCAGTAATAGAGCTTCATATGCATACTTCGATACTGGTCCAACTGACACTGTTGTGGCTATCAAACCGCTAGGAACTTCGACTGTATCAGGCAATACTTTTACTGTTAGTTATCCGGTTAACGATAATTATACGGCCATGGACATAGCTGGTTCGTATTTGACTGGGCTATCTGAACAGACGACGCTTTTCTTAGTGGCGAGATGGATAATAGAAACCAAGGCTGCTCCCAATGATGCGTTGGTCACAACAACTAGGTCTAGTTATCCGAGAGATGCAGCAGCACTGGAGTTGTATAGTGTTGTTACTTCCAAATTTTTAGGAGGTTGTCCTGTCAGAGAAAATGGTTTTGGTGAATGGTTCACTAAAGCTGTTGATTGGGTAGCAGACAGGGTGTCCGACGTTGGCGGTGCATTAGGTAACAAATGGATGGTTGGTGGTGCTAAGCTCGCTAAGAAGGCTATTGCACTAGCCAAATCCAGTCCATCAAAGGAGGAAGTAAAACAGATGGCAGCCAAGGCAGTGGCAAAAAGGGAGAAGGCCATCGAGGATAAAGTTGTCCAACGTGTGGAGCGTGACATGAAGTAATTTATCCATCCCCGGCAGACTTGTATAAAGCGCAGATTCAGGAACGCCTGCGTGCCGTAAAGTCCCC